ATTGAACTCCACAACCGTACACCGAGAATGAAGAGGTTCGATGATACGATTCTTGAAGTTACACGTAAGAATGAAACGACAATTGTTACTGAACTCTTCAATGAACCCACGAAGAGCAGGTTGCGTTGACTGAGCGTTGAGATAATCCGCCTCATCCAGAATAACAACTTTGTAGTCCTTTCCCATCAAAGATACCGAAGAAGCGAACTGACGAATCTTCGAACGAAGAACATCGATACCACTTTCCTCCGAAGAGTTGATGTGAAGATACTCAAGATTCAACTCATTACAGAGAGCTCTTGCGACTGTAGTTTTACCAAGACCGGCAGTGCCAGTCAAAAGCATGTTGTGCATCTCACCCGAGTCAACGATCTTTTGAAAGACTCGCTTGTGAGAATCGGGAAGGATACACTCCTTGATTGTTTTTGGTCTGTATTTTTCAACCCAAAGGAATTCATTTTTCATAATATAGTAATAGTAACACAATTAGTGTTGAATGTAAAGGAAATTATTTCCTTTTTCTCATTTCATTCAAAATCTCTTTGGCTGCGATAACGCCACCAGTTTCGTCTCGTATTTTCTCGATGGTTTTTTCCAACACATGTGCGTTTTCTTCAAGATAAAATTTTATCTTTTCCAGCGTCTTAATTGCTGCTTGTAAATTATCATCGACATTTTCGATGAATTGTAATGCTTTAGTTTCTGGTTTCATCCAATCAAATATGAGAGTATTCCCCCAAAAAGAATAACGGTTATCACTCCGTTCAAAAGAATGATTGCCCTATCATTCCATTTCAATCCTACATAAAGCCATCCGAACAATCCAACGATACTAAACAACATATCATAGAGATGAAGATCAGGCCCGGAGGCACGTAAAGATGTGGCAATGAGAATACAAACTGATGCCGACCACTTTACGTACCATGTGGTATCCTTATAAGGAGTTACCTTTTTTATTATATGTTCTTCCATTACCCAAAGAGTTTCTTAAAGATCGAAGGTTTTGCGGGTGGAAAGAAAACTTCCACGGGCCAAAGATCTTCGGCGTTATTATCTGCTCGGGTCTTCGCAGTCTTTAACTGCGAATTAGTAAAGAGGAATCGTGTTCCATCCTCCAGAGTTACCTGTTGATAACTCGCGTTGCTTGACGTTTTTGCGTCTTCATTTGTTACTTCAATGATATGTGCTTTCATAATTATATTCAGTTTAAAAATTGGCTGGAAAGGTAGGAGTCGAACCTACACTCGAAGGATTAACAGTCCTCTGCTTTACCATTAAGCTACTTTCCATCTCCAGTTGATTTTTTCTTTCTTTTTTCCCACGCCCTTTTCATAGCAAGAGATTGATTCTTTTTATATTCATCAGAGTTGTGGTTCTTAGAATTGGTATTACCTTCCATCCGTTCAGAAATTTTCTGTTTTGTTGATTCACTGTGGGCGCCTGAGCGACCTTTCAATGCTTCAGAAATCTTTCTTTTGTGTTCTTCGGATTTTGGTTTACCCATATTATTCAAACCTCCAGCTCTTGATGTTTCATAATAACGATCAACATCTAAACAACCCAACAGTGATTTCCAAGCGACATAATCGTTATGATTTTTATGTTCTTCATAAAGTTTTCGATGTGCGTCGGCGTGTTCTTCAACTGATAATTCTATTAGATTTGAAGGATCGTCTGAACCTCCCATATGTTTTGGTATTATGTGGTGTTTGTGAGTCATAAAAGTATTTATACATTTTACCTAACTGACCTACAACTTTTTTTAGTTTTTTTTAGAAAGTGGAGCCACCTGTCAGACTCGAACTGACGACCCATTGCTTACAAAGCAATTGTTCTACCAACTGAACTAAGGTGGCAAAAGGGGAAGATTACTCTCCCCCAAAGAGGGAGATTATTCTCCCTCGGTATTTTCGACGGCAGGTTCTTCAGTTGGTGCCTCTTCAGCGTCTGCTGTTTCACCTTCTCCATCTTGCTTTGGAGCGTAAAAAGATAGGAATGCCTCAACCTTATCACGGACATTACCAACGGAACTTAGTTCCTTACCCTCGAACGCTCCTCGACGAGATGCCACATCGATAATTCGGATGATAGCCGAAAAATCATTTAGTGTAATCTCGGGTTTGTTTTCAGTTTGTTCACTCATAGTTTTATTTTTCTTTTTTGGTGGTCTATTTGGCATAAGTAGAATTCTTTTCCAAAGCAATCCAATACTTAACGTTGTTATTTATTCCTTCCCATTGAGAGATCAATTTAGAAGAGATTGACAAACGATAGTCGTCGGGCAACATCTTCAGGTTCTCAATAAGAAATTGGAAATCGAAATTATCATCTGAAACCAATCCAGTCAACTTAATCTTGTAGACATTTGCAGTTGGATTCGATGGATCGTATACCTTACATTCGATTGGTGAATTGTTACCTTCACTTGTGACCGAAAGAACCGGAGCATTCAATACTGCACTCGCCTTACGGATATTCGAGATTACTTCGGCAGTCAAATTGACAGTTACATCCGAAGTTGGAAGACCTACTTCACGTTCAGGTGACGTAAGAATGTTTGGATCGGAAAACCGATAGACAAGACTTGAATCGGCAGACGAGATTGTTACAGAGTCCGTAGAGAACTCCAGACTTGGATTCTCAATCAAAGAGTAAGCTCCAAGGAATTCGTTGAGATCATAAATCCCAAAGGATTGATCAAAAGATTCTTCGACTTCAGCAGAAGACATAATGTTCTTCTTATCCGAGATCGTAAGGATCTTGTTACCTTCTTTGACTACAAGATTACCGTTGATGGTAGAGTAGTTCTTAAGAAGATTTAATGTTCCATTTGATATTTTCATAGTTATAACTATATACTATTTTTAGGGTTTTGTAAAGAATAAAATTCAAGTAAATACATTATGCAACAAATAGCATGAGCATAATGGTGTTTTCCACTTTCGAGATCATGTGTTTCGCCTCGCATCACCGCCCAAAGATGTCTTTGAGCGGCTGCGAAATATCGATCCTCAAGATTGTCGAGTTTCTTCCAGTTCCAACGATCATACTTTTCCGCTCCAAAGGTAAGAACCTTTACCACATCTTCCAAAGCATACGGCGGAAGTAGAGAGTAATCCGGTTTTTCTTTATCGTATTTGACTCCTTCCTTTTTATTTTCGTTATAGGATTTCAACTCTTCCTCGTAGGCTTCATCGTCATCCAGTTCAATTTGAGATATTGCGTATTTTGATCTTGTTTCCATTAGAATGGGGGTGCTTTAAACTTTCCATTTTCATCGACCGTAACTTCAACATCATCTACGGCCGTATCGGTTTCTCCGACAACTTCACCATTTTCATCAAGTGTGGATTCATCAATCTTGGTGTAAAGATCGAGAAACGCTTCACGAGTCTCTTCTTCGAATCGACTGACACACATCTTGATGGCTCCCATACGATCCTCGAAGATCGAGAACGCCTTGACAATGTGGCAGAGACGACGAGTCGAAACAACATCATCAACACCTTCGGCGTCAAAAGTCTTTCGAATCACATTTGACCAAGCAACCAACTTCTCGATAAACTCAGTATCCTTGACATCAAAACTCTTGGCATTTGCGAGAAGAATCTTTCTCTCAGTTGCGTAAGGAGGATATTCCTGATCAACAACCGCAACGAATCTTTCAAGAAACGCATCGTCAATGATCGAAGCCGCAGTATAACGACCCTCATCAGATCCTCGACCCTTAGTATTCGCAGTGGCAATCACGTTGAACCCAGCGGCAGGAGAGATGACTTGACCAGTCTTTTTCAGAAGAATGGGTTTTCCTTCCAGAACTCCTTGAAGACACATGATCTTGTTTGTGGCACGATCAATCTCATCGATCATAAGAATGCAGCCACGTTCCATCGCCTTGACGACAGGGCCCTTCTGAAAGACAGTTTCGCCATTGATCAAACGGAAACCACCAATCAAATCATCCTCATCAGTTTCAGGTGAAATCTGAACACGAACGTATTCTCTCTTGAGAATCGCACAGGCCTGTTCGACCATCATTGTCTTACCGTTACCGGACATACCCGCAATGTAAGTCGGAAAGAAAAGTTTGGAATCGATAATCTTCTTGATCTTCGAAAACTCGCCCCACTTGATGAAAGTCACATCTTTAGAAGGGACATAAATCTCATCATCAGAAACCGAAGAAACCGACCGAAGAGAAACCGAAGCATCGCTCTTGAAGTTCATTACTGGCTCCGGAGTTGGAGCAGGAGCAGGAGTCGCGGCGGGAGCAGGAGTTGAATATTCACCAAATGCATACGTTCCACGAGAAACCTTAGTGATCTCCGGAAAGTTCGCCTTCAACATGTAACGGGCAACCCTCGGATTCAGACCTAAGGCCTCGGTCTTTGACATAATCTCTTTGCGAGACAATGATTCTCCGACCGGAGTGTTTTTCACGAAGTAGTTTTTTAGTTCACTTTTATTCATAATATACCTATATCCTATACAAATCTTATCAAATGTCAATACTCAATGTTGTTAATATTTTGTAAAAAGTTTCGAGTCACACATCGAATATCAACAACCATCCCGCAGGGCGAGAACCGATTAGGAAAGTCGGATCATCGGTGGTCTTGATCGTTATTTTCACAGACCATTCCTGATCAACTTTCATTTGAGGGTCAGCCGTAGCCCAGAGTTTTCTTCCGTGACCAATATCAAGAAGAACCTTCAGCTGTTGAGTAGCATACCAACCAAATCTAGTGTCCTTCCACTTAAGAGAGATAACCTTTCCGGAAACGACCTTTCGATCTTTATCTTGCAGTTTATCGGCCGCGGGAATATTATCGAGTCGTTCGGATTGGCGATTCTTTTCTTCAAGTTTTTCATACGCTGACTTGGGTAGATTTCGAGCAAACTCGGACTGTTTCGCCGAGGCAAACTTCTGCCATTTCTCATAGGAACGGAGAAGATCAATCGCAGTGTTTCGCGACCAAGTATCAATCCCCTTGGTGTTTGCCATTTTGATCAAACCAGAGAGGATTTCTTTATCACCATTTTTCATACGAGTATTGTAGGAGAAAAATTATCAATTGTCAACACTAATTAGTGTAAAAAAGTTGTAAACCTTAGGCGATCAACTCGGCGAACTTTGACAGTATCACCCGCGATCTCTTGTTTTCTGAGTTGTTTTTGGCGAACTGTTTTGCCAACTTTGACTGAGCAGAACGACTTTCAGAGATATCTTCCTCACTTGAGAAGTGGAAATCCTTATCAAGTATTTCAATATTGTGGGGAAGGATCATCAGAGCATCATAACCAGAAACATTTGGCAGATTGATAAACTTGTTTTTGGAGTATACCTTTCGCAACTTGTCCGCTGACTTCTCAGCCAAAGAGATCTTTTTCTTCGCATCATTCAAAGAAGATGGAAGATACATTCCGATCACTGTCGCCTTCTTGCGAAGAAGTTCGAGAAGTTTCACCTGTTGATGATCGACACGACTGTAATAGCTTCCAGAAGATCTTGAATTATTACCAGCAAAGGTAGTTTTGCCGGAGATATCAATTTTCTTACCTTCGAAGACAGTAATACCATTGTTCGCGACGCTAGCTCGTGCCTGTTCCGAATCACCATCCGTGAGCATAATCACATTCAGTTTATCAACACGATGTTTTTTCTGAAAATCATTACAGTGATGATTTGCAGCCATGATAACCGCATTGAGAGGAGTGCCACCCAATTGTTCCAGAGTTGACAACCCTTCGATGTAACCGTGGGAGGATGCCTGCAAGAAGAGTTGTTGAAATCCGATTTCAAAGTCCTTTTTTGACATTGTAGAACTCATGATATTGTTGAGAACCAAACCAGAAAGATCTATTTCTTGTGGATCAGAAACATCCGATTTACGATCCCAACCATATCTTGAAGTGTATGAATAGACCTCATAGGGAATATTCATTTTGTCGCAGAAGTATACGAGATGTAAAGTCTGATCAATAACATCAGATAATACACGCCCCATAGAACCAGAGTAATCGATGTAAAAGATCATTCCGTGATTCTGGCCATCGGCAAGTTGAGTTACCGTATTGAAGATTTGATCATCATAACGATACTTGTGAAGATTGTTGACATCAATAGTGCCGATTCGAGATTCCGAAGAACGAGAGTAACGAAACGCAGCTTTACGTCTTTCAAATTCGCGAATCAGAACACCAACTTTTTTCTTTACCTTCTTTTTGTAGTCGATATACTTTTCATCAAAATCAGGAGACCGAAGACGCCAGCCAGAACCGGAACTTTCTTCACGACTCTTTATCACGTCTTTGTAAGAATTCGTTGCTTTATCCAGAGATGATTTTCTAGGAAAGAGAACCGGAACGTAATCTGCCGCTTGAGGATCTTGCCAATTGCGATCTTCGAAGTTTTCCGCGATATTCTTTTCAAACTGTTCTTGAGTTTCAGACTTTTCCGAATCTTGTGGAGCGTCACTAGTGACTCCCGCTTGGGAGTCATCCTCCTCTGATACCTGATCGGGTGTATCATAATCTTCTTTTGTCATTTCGCGAAACAGATCTTCCACCTTGAGAGCTTCATCAAGAGCGGCCTGAACCTCATCACCAAGATCATCAGAAACATCCAAGGGATCTTCACCGGATTCTGGATTTGAGTCTTCTTCGCCTTCTTCATTCGAAGATTGTTCCTCTCGCCCTTCAGGCTCCGGGGGCTCCTCATCTTCTTTAGGTCGATTCTGAAACTCTTCGAAGAGATCGATCACATCCTGAGTTGTCTCAGCTGCATAACAACGATTGTAAAAATCAAGTTCTTCATCATCCAAAGGAACGGGAACAATTGTCCCGATCTTAGCGTGAAGATTGAGACGATCAAGAAATTTCATCTTCGAAACGTCTCGACCTTTCAACCCAAAAAGATCGGACTCAACAAGAGAACGATACGCGGCGAGAAAGATCTTTGGAAGGCCAGGATACTTATCCTGTACCAATCGCTCAATACGAACGTCATCGATGACGTTGAGAGCGTCAGGAACACCCCTGAAATTGTTATCGCTCAGATACTTTTCAACGAGAGGATAATCATCGAAGATTGCGTGACCAACCTCGTGGGCGATCAACATATCATAAACAACCTTTCCGTGATCTTTCCAGATAGGCAATTTCATCACTCGATTTCTCAAGTCAAAACAAGCAGTACGAACGTCAGAGTGTGTCACCGTGATGTTTTCACGAGACAACAAACGGGCAACATTCGATTGGAGTTGATAATCTAACAGTTTCATTATGGTTATAACTATAAACTAATAATTGGAAAAGACAAGACTAAACTTGGTAAAAAAGATGTAAAACTACGCCCCAATGGCAGCGTAGTAACCGGCGGCTGAAACTTCCGTTCGGCCCCAAACAGACCCATCGGTTTCTCCGGAGATCAACTTTGAACCCGTGAAAAACTCGCAGGCTTCTTCATAAAGACGAATCTCACGAGTTCGAACTTTCGTGGAAATTGGATCTTTCCAATTCTCCATACCTTCGGTGAGTTCATCGAAGGCGCGTTTCAAGTTTCCGTAGGTGAAACCGGATTTTGTGACAACTTTGTTATTCAGATCTTTCTCAATCATATACCTAAAGTCTAATCACTCTTTTTCTAATGTCAATAGGAAAAGTAGTAAAAAAATTGTAAAATTAGGTTTTGATCTTTGAAAAGTTGTTGGTTTTTACGAACTCCATTCGGGCTGGAAACTTACCATCCAACAGATCTTGTTTGTGACTGATAATGAAAACATTTGAATCCTCACGCAAAGTGTAGAGAATTTTGATTAGATTGTCCACTCCATCCGCATCCAGACTTGAATCAAAGGTTTCATCCAGAATAAGAAGATTAGTGTTGGCAGAGTTCTTCATTCGAGCAACCTGTCTCCAAGTAAAGAGAAGTGCCAAATCGATTCTCTGTTTTTCTCCTTCCGAGAAAGAAGGATAGGTAAAGTCGTCGCGATGTCTTGACTTGATCGTCTCATTGAAACTTTCGTCGATGTTGAAGAGAACAAAGAAGTCCAGAATGTTGAGATACTTGTTGATCAAATTGTTCATGACCGGAAGATACTCACGAATGATCTTTGTCTTGATTCCAGAATCTTTCAGTAGTTCTCCTACTGCATCATAGTAGGATCTCTTTTCAAGTTGTTCTGACTTGTGATTCAACATTCGATCAAGATCAAATTTCTTTTCATCGAGTTCAGCCCTCTCTTCTTCGATATGAGATGTATCGGTCTTCTCGGCGGATGTCTTGTCGATGTCCTTTTCGATGTTGCGAATCATGCTGTCATTGACCATGACTTGACTCATTATGTCACTCATCTCCTTGAGTCTTTGAGTCAACTGATCGATTGATTGACCACACTTCGAAATAGAATCTTCGATCTGTTCAAGACCCATATTCAAATCCTTGGCTCTTGTCTTTGCCTCTTGAGTTCTTTCCTTCTTAATGTCATCTCCGATCTCTTGATGACAAGTAGGACAAGTATCGTTGTTCTCGTAAAACTTTACATCCTTTACCAACGAATTGATGTTGCTTCGAATCTGACCGCGATAACCTTCCAACTCTTTTCTCTTGTCAGAATTCTTTTTGTGTTGAGTTTCGAAGTCCGGATTCTTTGAATCGTATTCTTCGCGAAGATCGGTATTGCGAGCTCGAAGAAGTTCGATCTCTTCTTTCAGATCGTCGATCTTTTTCTGATTCTTTGTAGCTTGTTGCAGATCAATCTCCTGAAGTTTCTTGATGTGTTTTTCTTTGAGTTGAATCTGTGACTTCAGAAGATCCAATTGATGGTCGGTTTGTGAGATCTCGTTTTTGAGTGAAGTATATCTCTCCTTGACCAACAGATTCATTCTTGTGAAGATGTTGATGTCCAGAAGATCCTCGATGACTCCTCGGCGAAGATTCGCGGGAAGTTGCATAAACGGAATGAAGTTGCCCGAACCCAGAACCACAACCTGATGAAAGGATTTGTGATTGAGATGCAGAATGTTTTGCTCCAGAACCTTTTGATAATCTCGGGAATGAGATTCCTGATTGATCATCTTACCATTACGATAGATCTCAAACACCACTGGTTTGATTCCTCGAACGATTTTGTATTCGGTCTTACCAATCGAGAACTCACAAGTAACCAGAAGTTTCTTTTGATTTACAGAGTTGACCAGTTGTGGTTTGTTGATGTTACGATGAGCCTTTCCAAAGAGAACAAAGGAAAGAGCGTCTAACATCGTTGACTTACCCGCACCGTTTGCACCAACCACTAAGGTGGCCGAACTGCGATTCAGATCTATGGTCGTCGGAGTGTTTCCGGTAGAAAGAAAATTTTGGTAGGAAAGAGTTTTAAATAGAATCATATAGCTTCAAGGTCTTTTGCTTCAACATAAAGGTCGTAGAGAATGTTCTTCAGTTTCTCCTTGTTCAAATCAGTTTCGATAGAATCCACATAAGTGTTGAGCAATGTGGGAGTATCGACCGTAGAGATTTTGTCGTTATCAACATTCTCGCCAGAATACTCGTCAAAGTTTTCAACAATCTTAATGTCAAACGGGCCATAGGATTGAACCTTATCAATGAACTTATCAAACGCATAGAGATCTTTTTTCTTTACAACTACAACCTTTACAAATGTTCCTTCGATATCTTTCTTTGATATTTCGGGTAAAGATTGCGTATCATTATAACGAATTCTTTGAAAAAGGCAATGTTTATTTTTGACTGATTCTATCTCTCGTGTATTGGTGTCCAGTATATGAAAGTGTTTTGGATCACCCGCATCAGCCCAAGTCAATTCGTATTGCGTTCCAAGATAGTGAATATTGTCTTCTTCGCTCTTTGTGTGATAGTGACCGGAAAGAACCATCTCATATCTTGAGAAGAGTTTTGGATCCATACCATGAGATGCGACTACCGAACCCTTCATCATCTTAAACCCGTTCAGTTCAAGGTGAGACGCAATGATAGGCGACTTCGAAGATTGAATGAACTCCATACACTCATCGTAGTTCTCGTGAGAGATCCAAGGGAGCATACCAATCGAAAGATTGTCAAACTCAATATCAACAGGATTCATATGAATTCGAATCCGTTCGTTTCCACTGAGTATCTCTTCTAACGAGTTGAGTTCATTTGTATTCTTGTAATAAACATCGTGATTGCCTGGAATTATGTCCATCGTCATATCATACTCATCTAGTCGAGATGTGAAAAAGTCATCCACTCGTTTCAGAGCCTTGATGTTGATGTATTTTCGATGATCAAAGAAGTCACCCATATGAAGAATTCTTTTGATATCATTCTCCTGACAATAAGGAAAGAATACATCCGTAAAGAACTTATCCATATAGTCCATGAATATGTCACTTCCGTTACGCACACCAAAGTGCGTATCATTAATAATCGCAATTTTACCCATTATGAATAGAAAAGTTCTAGGCCAGACTTACGCGAAATCTTCTTCTTCGCATTCTTCTTCTTCTTTTCTTTCTTCGCCAATTGTTTGAGTTCTGTATCTCTTTGACGAAGTTTCTGTGCCTTTAACCTAACACGATCAATAATACTTCCTGCATTTGCAACATTACCAAAGTCTGCGAATTGACTTACATCCGCATGTTCCATATACTTCTCCTTTATGTCCTGATACTTCTTCTCCTTTTGAATTCTTCGGAGAAACGCATACCAGACAATCTGTGTGAAGTACGCAAATGCATTAGGTAATCCTGTTCGTGTTGCCTTTTCAACATCATAATTCATAATGGCTTTGATACAATTCTCAACTCCATCCATGACCATTTCTTCTCGATATGTGTAACCAATAAAGTTTGGTTTGCGTGATAGTCCTTCTGCGATCTTCAGAAAACAACTTCCGATGTATTCCGGAATCTTAGGATCATCATTATTATTTTCTCTTGCTTCAGTTACTAGGTTTACGTAGTCAACTACTGATTGAGAAAATTCTTTATTGTTCACATAATGTGGCTTATCTTTAGGTTTTACTTTCATAATATAGAGCTACTATAACATAATTTAAGAAAATGTAAAGAAAAAAATAAAAAGGTTGACAAGTATTTACAATAAGTGTATAATACTCAAAGTATCAAAAAGGAAAGGAATAGAATCAGTTCTTGTCTGGATATTTCAATCTCTTTTGATATAGATCCATAAGAGGATCAATAGTAGGATCCTTCTTATCAAGATCATAAGAATGTATTTCATCTAATATAGATTGAAACTCCTCTTCATCAAAGGTTCCATGCAATTTATCTAAGAAATTATATTTAAGGTAATCTCTCTTTAAAGATACAGGTGCCTCTGTCTTTGCTATGATTTTATTGCAATGTAATTCTATGGGTTGAGCTGGAACCTTCTCCTCTTCGTACTCAGGTTGAAACATCCATTTCTCTAATGCGATAGAACCATTTCTCTTCTGTTTGATTGAGACTGGAAGATCAAGAAAGAGGATATCAAAGTTAGGATCATAATCCATCTCTTCAGCCATAATGTAACTTCCATCCGATAATCGATAAGAATGGATATTTATGTCCTCTGCTCCGTCCATCAGAGCATCCAAGATTGCCTTCCACTCAACGTTCATATTGGTACTTCGTATGTTTTTGTTTGAAACTTTTCCTTTGCATAAATTTTTATGCGTTCAATAGCGTGATTAAGAGTATAGTTCTTTTTCTTTTTCCAAGAAAGATCATCAGCTATATCAAAAACAGTAGTTGGTTTTCCATCAGTAGTTTTTCTTAGTCCTCTACCTATGGATTGTAGAACTCTTATTTGAGACTTTGTTGGAGATGCAAACACTATGTTATTCAGATTAACTATATTTATACCTGTAGAAAACGTACCAACAGATGCGACTATAATTGCGTTCTTTTCTTTCTCAGTAATCTCTCTTATTCGTTCTCTCTCCTCGGCATTGACTGCACCCGATACAAAGAACACCTTTCTCTTACCCTTTACCTTATTCTGAAAGAGCTCATAGAGAGGTTTGCCATGTTTCTGTACGAGATTGTAAAGCACCAAAGAGTTGCCACTTTGATCACAAGTAAGGTTTACAATGAACTTATTTCTCTTCTCGTAGGATACAATGTAATCGATTTCATCAGGATATTTGAAAGGCTTTACGATCTTTCGTGATTCATCTGGATACTTCAGAACTAAACATTTGATGTTCAATTGAGCGAGAGTATCAGAATCTATCAATTCCTTTGTACTTGTGACTTTGTATTGAGGCCCAAAGTTTCCTTCTAACACAAGTTGATTCACCATTGCATTGTCCAGTGTTCCGGTAGTTCCGATGCGATAATCTGCATTGACCAAACGATTCATAATCGTAGTCAAACTCTTTGCCTTGAATGTATGGGCTTCATCACCAATCACCATACCATACTGAAAGAACCATTGAGGTGGTAGTTTGATTGCGCTTTGCCAGGTGGTAATTACAACCGATGCATCGAAGTTAAACTTTTCTTTTCCGGAATAGATTTGATGTATCTCCGTTTCGGCATCAAAGGTATCATCAAGAGCGGAGTAGTTCGCAAAATCCTTTGACATCTGAGCTACTAAAGATGTAGTCGGAACAACGATCAATGAGATCAATCCCTTATTGGAATTGTCGAGAAAATAACGCACCAAAAGATATATGATAAGAGATTTTCCAGATCCTGTCGGAGATAGAAGAATACATCTTTTATGACGAGCCGCGTGGATGAAGGCATCCAACTGATAATCCCGAGGATTAATAGACTTGCCGTTGATAGAAATATGAGATTCTTCGATGTATTTTTTGAGATCATCTTTTTCCGGCCATGAAAACCTTATTGATTCGTCAACATTGATATCATATCTTCGTTCTGTTGCGAAGTCTAATGTTTGAGTGAGAAGTCCATAGGGAAGTTGCTGTGTTCGAAGATCGAAGAGTCGTATCTTTCCATCCCAAAACTTATTGCGATAGGCTGGCATGAATTTATATCCATCCGCAAAGAAGGTATAATACTCATACAATTCACGAAGGATACCCGAATCTTCCGACTCGATGATTAACTTCGCTTCGTTCTCTTTAGAAACCTTTAGCATTACATACCAGAAGTAAACTTCTGAAATTCAAGAACATTTTTAATGGACTGGTGTTTCCACTTAATGTTGTCAACGATCTCTCGAAGAGTTTCCTCTAATGTTTTGAGGTAGACAATCCTTTCTTCACTCTTTTGTAGATCCTCATCGGATTCAAAGAAATAGTGAAAGTCTGACTTCAAAACTTTGAGTCCATTGAACGGATCATACGGCCATTTATACTCCTCGATCTTTTCCTTAGAGAGTTTACCCGAGAAGTGTAACCATTTATCGCGCAACAAAATTTTCTGAGACATTTCTCTTTTCTTCAATTGCAACTTAATTATGCTATGCAATTCAAGATATTTTGCGTGATTCTTACTGTTCTCTTTCGAGGCTTCGTCTAAACATACTGTATCGATTTGCGAGTCCTTCTTCCACATCGCAAGGATTTCATCAAGTGTCATCATATAAAAGTATTTATTACTTTATAATATTAAATTCGCTGTATCTAAATGTAACGTCGGCTTGTAAGTATTCTACGTCTGTTGCCTGTGTGGTGAACTCTACACCACTTAGAGAAGTTGGGAAAGCATCATGGAA